GTATGTATGTATGTATGTATGTATGTATAAGCATCGCATTCTTACGAATGCTTGTCAATACTTTTTTCATATGTTTCTCCTTTTATGTTTCTTTTGTTTCTTCATAAGTTCCCAACTTATTAAAACCAAGACAATTCATATTTTCTTTAATTGTTAAATATCCATTAACATTAAAATAATTTTCATCTCCCTTCTCATACCAATTATGATTAGGAATACCTTTATTTATAATAAATGAATATATACTTGAAGAAATAGAGTCCTCTATTGACACTTCAAACATCCAACTTGATGAATAATCACAAATTTCCCCTAAATCATAATTATTTAATTCAAAATTTCCATCTACATCAACATTTGGATTTAATGTTATTTGTGTCCATTCTTCATCTGTTTTCTTTTTATATTTGCAAATACATTTCTTTATGTTCTGATTCTGATTTGCTGAATCAAAGCTTCCCACATAATATTTACCTTTTAAAGTTATGAATATCTTTGAACTAGTAGGATTTTCTCTCTTTCCGCTTGCTGTTATTGTAGGTAAAAAATATGGTACTATATTTTCCATTAGAAAATCATAGGTACTTGTAAAACCTCTTGAATCAGTTACCACTAACTTATATGAATCCGTCCATTCAGTGACCAATGGACTCTCAGCAATTACCCCATTGATTTTTTCAGATTTTATTATTGATTCATATTTTGCAACTGCATTCCAACTTAGTTGTGGCTTTGAAACATATTTTATGAATCTTTGATTACTGCCTGTCAAAGCAATTGTTTTTGTATTTGTGTCTAAGATACTTGTATCTGCTATTCCTGGAGAACATGCAATTTCATTAGCATATGCTATAAATGTAGTTTCTTTTGAATCTCCTATTTTTTCTGTTTGATTATAAGTATCTGCTTTTATATATCCTTTTATACTTTTCTTATCTGGAATTAAATCATATGTTGAAAGAGGCAATATAAAATTGATTTGTGTTTCTTCAATAGGAGAATCAAATATTGATGTATAATCTCCACCTTCAAATTTATAAAATAATTTAGTTGTATAGTTCTTATTTTTCTTATCAATGGTAATCAAGATAGGCTGATTTATTACTCCGTCGCTTGCAGTAACATCACTTGCTCTTGGAATGGTTAATAATTCAAATGTTTTTGATGCAGTACAATTATATGATGATTTATAAATTCCAGCTTTTATTTCAACACTAAAACTCTTATTTCCATCATTATTGTGTTCTATTGTAAATGTACCTTCTTTAATTAAAGTGCCATTATAAAGCTTAATTCTGGTTGAAGATTGATAAATTTTTTCACCCTGTATCTTTAATAAGAATGGACCTGAATAATAATATGAAGATTCAGCATCTCCATACCCTTTGAGTGTATATTTAAATGTCGTTTTATTGTTTTCTATATCTTGTTCAGTTATGCTCCAATTAAATATTACACTTCTACCTTCATAACCATTTGTATTTACTGAACCACTGGAAGTTCCAGCAAATAATTGTATATCTAATTTCATCATAATATATATACCCCCGTTCCATTGTCAGTATTATCAGGTATATAATCTTCAAATCGTGAGTATGTTCCACAAACAAAGTATTTTTTAACTTTTAAATTTTCTGTTCTAACAACTGATTCTTTTGTATCTTTATCATATCCAGCAAACAATAATTCATCATGATTTTCAATGTCATCTACTGATAATCCAGATTCATTTATAGTACTACTTGTTCTTGCTCCTGTTTTTTCATAGTGCATTCCATTCTCATCAAATGTTCCTGATATAGTTTTTACTGTTTTAGTAACTATTTCGTTCCCATTTTCATCTACATAAGTGCCTTCTAATATCTGTTCTATTTCTGTTTTTTTATAAGTGTTTGATTCTACTGTTGTTACTTTTCCAGAGATTATTTCTAACTTTGCATTTATTTCATTTTTTGTCTTTTTTGCACTTGTAGATGTTTCATAGTCTGTAGCATTAATAAAATCACTTTGTTCAAATTCACCTTCATTATCTTTTGAAATTTGACATACAAGAATTTCACCATCTTTTAACCATAAGTCTCCATTATCATATGGTGAAATTGGAGCAGATGTAAAAATTCTTCTCTTTCCATCTGCTGTATCTTTTGCAGCATTTGCAATCGATAGTGCTTCTATTACATCTTTATCTTTAATTTCTTCCCAAAGATAAACATTGTCCTTAAAACTAAATTTATAAGCATAACCAGTATTCGTATCATAATATAGATCACTAGTGTGTGTTTCGTATTCCTTTTCTTCCCATTGATTTGTTGGATAGCCCTCTATTGTCGGTTGACCTGAACCAAACCATATTTCCACTTTATCTGCAACATCTTTTCTTATGTCTTCTAAATCTTTTGTAGCTGATTTTACAAAAATCTTTAATTCTTTCTGTGTTTGATCCAAACTTTTACTATTAATTTTTGTTTCTTTTTTTAAATCTGATATTGCTTTTAAGTCGTACTTTCTTTCTAAATCCTGTGGTGTTCTTGCCTGTGGTATATCACCTTTTACACTCATTGTTACTCCTTTCTATTGAAAAAGAGAGGATTTTTCCTCTCTTACCAATAAACTCTACCATTTTTAATTTTCATTTTATTTTGTTCTATAAGATTCATTTTTTCTTCATAACTAATATCTAATTCTGAAATGTAATCAACTATTTGCTTGTTATATGTTTTAAATGATGAATAATATTTTTTTATCAACATTGCCTTTTGTGGAATGTTCATATTTAAAGAATTTACATAACTATAAATTGCTTTTTTTCTAATTGCTGTTTTATATCCATTTTCTTTGCTGTATTTTTCTTGAATTTCACTGATGTTATATAAAGCATCAATATAAGTATCAATATCATATCCAGCATTATATACATTATTCATTACTTTTTCACTAGAATAGTATTTAGCATATAACATTGCTTTACTATAATTTTCAAGATTTGAATTAATAATGACATTTGTAATATTTTTTTGCTTTTCACTTCTTAATTGTTCTTGAACTTCTTTTGCAGCATTTTCTTGTTTTTCACTTTGTTCTTTATAATTTTTTGTAATCTTACTTATTTCATTTTTTGCTATAAAATAAGATGATTTTTCATTACTCCTCATACCTGCAATAAATTCACTATCGGAATCATTTACTTTTTTCCATTCATTTTGAGTATCTTTGTAATAATCTTTATCATCTATTCTTGCATAATTTCCTGTAATATTTACACCATTATAATTAGTCAATCCATTTTTAGAAATTGAATTAATTTCCTTTTGAATCTTTTGAACTTTTAGATATTTTTCTTTTTGAGTGATTGTAGTATCTGATTGAACTTCTCTTCTTTCTTTATATAAGTCGCTCAATTCTTTTGAAACATCTGAAAAATATTTATATTTTAATATATCTTCATCTGTCGCATAATCGCTATTAGATTGAATTTGTAGTTCTTCTTTCTTTTTAAAGAAATTTCCAGGATATTTATTATCATCTGTTGAATTTACTACAAATGAATCACTAAGAGGTGAAATTAAATATTCAAACATATTATCTGCACCATTCTTTGTTTCTTGTGAAAGCATAGGTAAAAGTACATCTCCGATTCCACCACTATATTGATCTAATAGATAATTAACTTTGTAAGGACTAACATTAAAAGTTTTTCCAATGAAATTACTTATTGAATCAATCTTGGCATCTGTTTGCTCACTCGCTGGCTTATTTTGTAATCTTGTTGGAACAATATCTCCACCATGCCATGCTTTGTTTTCTTTAACTTGTTTAATAGGTGCTAAAATGTTGTTTGAGATTGGGTCACCAACACCTATTTGACTCCAAGAATTATCTAAATATCCTTTAAATGGACTCTCTTCACCTTCTATACCTTCTATTGTTCTTCTTGCTAAACTTCCAAATACTGAGTTAATTCTTCCTTTTGGTATTCTTATAAAATTATTACCAACTTTTATTAGATAATAATTATCTTTTATATAGTTAGGAAGTGCTTCATAGTCTTCATCTTTATCATCACCGGCTCCAAATAGAAGTTCATTTATAATTGCCGGAGCGACAGAAAGTAATGCTCCTTTTAATATAACAGATGTAACACCTTTTGCTCCATTTTGACCTGTTATATTTCTTATTGCTTTATCTAATCCTTGTACGCTTGCATTTAAGAATGTGAATCCATTTCTATTTAATGCTTTTGTTATATAACCACCACGTCCAAAATTAGTTGTTACCTCTCTTGCATTATAAATTGCTTCTTGTAATGAATCGCCATTTTTCAAGCTTGCTTTAAATTCTGCATATCTTGGAGCAAGTTCTATTAATTCATTTAATTCTACTAATTTCTTTCCAAATTTTGATATAACATTTTTTGATTTGCTATCTAGTTCAGAATAGTCTCCATATGTATTTTCACTACCATATAATGCTAAAAACTGTTGTGCTTCTTTTGTTTTTGCTGCTTTTAATTCCATAATTGCTGCTTTTTCGCCAACTCCAAAATAAGTCTTTAACATGTCCTTAGTATGCTTTGAGTTGATTGGTGCATCTTGTATATCTTTGATAGCATTTCTAACCAAAAATATTGGATTCCAAGTTGTAATTAGATTTCTTCTTATATTACTTATTTTTTGTATAGGATTTGTTATTATGGAGAAATCCTTTTCTAATTCTTTTATCTTATTTTCATATGTATTAGAAAGTTCATTATATAGTTCTTCACTTATTTGTGCAGACATCTTTTTACCATCAACATATGCACTTAATACTTTTGTTCCATCTACATCTGTGAAAAGACTATCTAATTCTGTTGGATTCTTTCTACTATCTGCTGGAAGTTCACTTCCATATTTTTCTAAATATGGAACAATTTCTTTATATAGCTCATTTGCTCTTATTGCTGATTTATATTTATAAGTTTGTTTTACCATTGCATCTTCAATAGATAAAAGACCAGAAGTATCTTCTGCATTACCTTTTGCCTTCAATAATGTTGAGAATGGTTTTACATTACCTTCTTCATCGTAATATTTACTTTTTTCTACTGTATTTTCATAAAATGGTACATAACTTCTATAAATTCCATTTTCACCTCTGAAATTTTCATATTGTTCTTTTGAAACTATTCCTGATTTATATTGTTCTAGTAATATATTATCAAAATACTTATATACATCTTTTGTCCATTCTTTCAATACAGGATATTTGCTTTCATAAGCATTTACAATTTGTTTTGAAATTTCAAGTGGAACTCTACTACCTTTTCCAATTGCATGTCTTTCAATATTAGATTTTTGAATTAAATAATCATTAAATATCTCATACATCCCTGCTTTTTTTGCTGGGGCAAATATTTCTTTAATTCCTTTTCCAATCGTATTACCATTAATATCAGTTTGTTTATCATTTATATTGTATTGAACTTCACCTACAACATTATTTAGCATATCAGCAGTAAATGTAATTTCTTTGTTTCCTGTTGCTAATGCTGTTTGATCTATTATGTAATTTTTATTTATAAAAGCTTCTTTTAGTATTCTACTCATTTTTTCTTTTTGTTCTTTCAATTCTCGTTTTTTAACTTCTTTTCGTAGAGGAGTTATATCTCTACTATCAATGTAGTTATCTATTGCTTCTTGTGTTCTAATTGTAGTAGGTAAAATATCATCTACAAAATCAAATTGTATATCTTTTAATAAAGTAGAATTTTTTTCTAAGTTACTATTATATTTATCTTGTATTATTGAATCTGTTATATAGTCGGCTATATTATCTATTGCTTCTTTTGGTATTTCAACACTCTCAGCAACTTCATTAGCAATATTTGCAACCTCTGCTATTTTTAATAATTGATCACTAGGATTTACTATATTATCTGGAAAATAATTTGGCAATCTTTCATTTAATGCTTTATATGCAACATCAACTGATACACCATCTCTTGTAAATCGTATCTTTCCAAAATTTCTACGGCTAAAATCATTATAATCTGGTATATCCATTTTTATTCCATCTGATACTTTTATAGGAATAGTTCTTATTAATGACTTAATTTCTCTCGCATCCTCATTAACTATTTTGTTTTCTACTCTCGTAAACTTTTTCTCTAAAATATTTGCCAATTCATCTGTTGTATAATCATAATCTATTGTTTCCTTAATAATGTTTTTAAGTTCTTCTCTTTGATTTTTTCCTAATCTTAAATTTGAACTTACATTCTTTGATAGATTATTAACAAGTTTCTCATTATCATAATGGTTACTATCTTCATCAGATAATGATTTTAAGTAATTCTTATCATTCATTAAAGCATCTGTTAAAAGATTTGAGTCATTTTCTGTTAGTGGTGTATACTTTTGTCTATCAAAATTTAAATTTTTAGGTGTTTCTATATAAGCACTTGGTTTATTATTTTCAATAGTTGTATTATTTTCATTATGAGTATCTTCATTTATTGACTCAGTATCTTTCTTCATTGGTGCTATATTATCTTTTATAGCATTGTTTTGAGCTTGATTTTGAATATTACTTATTTGGCTAGATAAATTATCTAGTTTATCAGAAACATTCTTTATTTCTTCTTTTATTGGTGATATTTCATTGTTAAATAATTCACCAAATTTCGTTTTTGTTCCTTTAACTTTTAATTTAGTCTTTAATTCTTTGGCGGTTAAAGAATTTCTTGTTTTAGTTGGAAAATAACCAAATTCATTAATATCATCACCTGCAAACAATACATCTTTTGATTTTTCTTTTTTGATATAATTAGATACATCTAATTCTTTATTACCATTTAATTTTATTTTTACATCAGCATTATCTGAAAAAATATCATCTAAAATAAGTTTTTCAGCTGGAATTTTAAATTCTAATTTTGTATTTCCTCTTCCATCAGATTGACTAGCATCTTTCGAAGTACTGAAAAAAACATATGGTTCTTTCGCTATCATTTTACCAGTTTGTTTTATTTTATCTGCATTTTCATTTGTAGTTTGATGATATAAAGTTACATATCCATTTTTATCTACATTTGCACCTACTGCTTTTATTTCTTCAATTAGATCTTGTGCATCCAATAATTCATCGCCAGATACTCTTTGTTCCAAAGAAAAAGAACCACTTTCAGGTTCTTCCTTTGAATTTAGCGAATATTTAAACTCACCACTATCGTCTTTTGAATATTCGTATTTGCTTAGTCTACTCTTCGAAGCACTATCTTTAATTCCTCTTTTTTCTGTTTCAATTTTAAAATTATCTTTTTCAGGATTTTCATGACTAATCTTCCTTTCAAGACAATTATATAATTTATCTTTAAATTTATCAATTATCTTTCTATTTTTGTAATATGCGGCAAGTCTTTCTTTTGTTTGTTTTTCTTGAATTGCATAAAATGGATCAGCCTTTCTATCTTCTTTATCATATTCTAATCTTTTTGAAGTTAACTTTGCTTCATTTTCTCCATTTGATTTAATGTATTTTTCTTTACTTAACAAAGAAGATGCGCCACTTTCAAATCCTTCTATATCTTGTATTGCGTGTTGTATTTCATGAATTAGAGTTTGCTTCAAAGCTTTTTCAGTATTTCTATTTTCATTTAAAAATACTGTTTTTGTTGTACTATCATATGAACCATTTGGATTTGATTTTTTAAAACCATTTATAACATATTTGATTGTATTAATCATAAATCCTTCATCATAATTTGTAATTTTTATTTCATAATTTTTCAACTCTGGATAAAATGCAAACAAATAATCATCATCTATAAAATCTTCCATTTTATACACTTGCCCTGATTTTATATTATCTTTTATCTTTAAGTCAAACATTTCATCGCTAATTTCAGTTTTAAGTTTTCCATCTGTTCCCACATAAAATTTTGTTTTTTTAAAAATTGAATCATTACTTTCGTTATTTTTAAGCATTTCTTTTGCTTTTTTGTATTTTTCTGTCATCACATCTTTTAATGGGCTATTTGGTAAATTATTTATTCCTTCATAACCAACTATTGAATATCTTGTACTATCATCAGAAGAACTAGCATTTCTCTCATCATAAGCCTTCTCAAACCTATTCTTAACGCCTTCCCAATAAAGCCTTTCACTTTTAAATCCAATTACATTATTGTTATTATCTTTTATTGTATTAGATGTTTGTAATTTATCTACTACCCATCTGTATATTTTTTGTGCTATGTTTGGATTATTATTTACAATTCTGTTTATATATTCTTGAGTACCTAACTGTTTGCCTAATGTATTTGCAACTATTTCTTCATCTATTTTTTCAGAAAATTTATTAGAAGTTCTGTCATAATACTTTGAGTATGTATTTTCTAATTCTTCTCTCATCTCTTTATAATTTTCTGCTGTTTTTGCATAATCCAAAACATCCTTAAATAGATTGTTGCCTGTATCTGTTTCTTGACTTAGAATATCATGTGTCATTTCATGAGTTGCTATTTCTTCTATGATTTGATCTTGCGTAGCGTTTGGATTAAATATAATAGATGTTTTTCCATCTTTTGTTTGCCAAATTGCATTTTGTTTTTCACTATCAAATTTTGTTGCATCAAATCTTGCTTCTAAATTTCTTTTATTCATAAAATTTTGAATATTATTTATTTCAGATATTTTGCCTTCATCCCCATTGTATGCTCTATAAGATTCAATTAAATTAAGTCCTTCACTTGAAGTAGTATATACTTGTTTTCCATTGGCATCAGTCGTTTTATGTCCTACTGCTTTTATGTAATTTTCTCTTGACATTAATCCTTGTTGGATTTCACTTAAATTTATTTTATTTTGTCCTGATTTTATATCATCTTTTATATTACTTGCAAGATTCTTTTTTATTTGTTCTTCTAATTCTGCTTTATCTTTATAGTTATCAGTGACTTCCTGATTTAATGTTCTATTTGCAATATCATTAAATTGTGCTTTTACTTCATCAACTGTCATATTATTTTCTTTTGCATATTCTTTTATAATATGATTGTTTTGAGTTTGATTTATTAATTTTGCACCACCATTTGTAATAGCTGATGTTAGCATTGCTGAAATAAATGCATCCCATGACTCTTGCGATGTTATAGAATCACCTATGTCTTTTATAACATTTCCGCTTTGATTTTCCATACCATAAGTATAATTTTTATCAAAATAATGAGCTATATTATTCCCAGTTGTTACTAACGCATTTGATATTATTTCTTCAAAGCCTTCACCAGATGCATCAAGTATTTTCATTACATTCTTTCCAATATTTCCATTAAAATACTTAGATACTGATTCACCTATTTTTCCTACTAATTTATCTCCCCATCCAGCACTTTTCATACCAGGCATTCCGTCAAAGAATTGCTCACTAATTGCTTCTGCAAAACCATTTATTAATCCCGCTTTGTTTGCAGTTTCGTCATCTGCGCCATTTTTATAGGCTTCCGTTCTACTATTTCCATAAGAACTACTAAATGAATTTAAAAAACTTCCAACAGTACCTATTTCATTTCCTCCAAGTACTGGCGCAATATTTGACATTCCTACAAAAGCTCCTACATTACCCACACCTTGTGCAACAGAATCAGATTTTTCAGCAAAAATTGATTTCTCATCTACTTTTTTTGACCAATTTTCTTTAAAAATATCATTTGTTTCACCAAGCAATGCACCTGTTACATCTACCTTAGCATTTTTCTTTTCAAAATCAAATAATTGTTGTCCGCTTTTTCTTAAACTATCTGCATAAGATTTATTGCCCAATTTATTCCAAATATCCGCTTGCAGATTAGCACTTTTTTTCATTGCATCGCCCAAAAAATATCTACCAGCATCAACAGTACCTTCAACTGTACTCATAAATCCTTTTCCAACATTTGTTAAAGCATCTGCTGTTGAAGATAATATGGTATCTCCTACATTTAATATTGTTTTAGTAACATCACCTACATCATATCCATCTTCCCATAATTTTTTTATCTTTTTTGTTTTTTTTGTAGATTTTAACCAAGCACTATCATTATCATCTTTTACTGGTGCTAGATCATCTAAAAGTTTCTTATTAATTATCATCTGTTACCTCCACATTAATTTTTACTTAATATAGTTAATAAATTTGTCCACCATTTTTTCTTATTTTTTTCATATAATTCTTTTGATGGACCATATTGTTCTCCAGAATCTTTTGTGTTCTTTTTCTTTGTACTACTTTCACTTGTATTATTTTTATTAGTTTCAGTATTTGTTAATGAGTATGCACTAGTACTTCCACTACCACTACTAGTTATTTTTTTTTTTGAAAGAGCATATTCCTTCTCCCAATTTTTTTGTTGTCTTTTTGCTTCTGATTTTTGGAATGCTAATGTTTCGTTATATTGTCTTATTTGTTCTGCCAGTGAGTTTTCGGCATTAATTTGAGAAAGTACATTATTCCAACGCTCATTATAAATATTATCAATATTTTGTTTTGCAGATATTTGACTTAAAATTAATTGATTTTTATTTTGAAATCCATTTAATCCTAATTCTAGTTCTTTTTGTAATGCATCATATGCTATTTCTGCTAATTTACTATTATTAGTTATTCTAGCTTGTGTAATACTTCTATCATAATTTTTAGTAGCATTTATATATACTTCTCTTGCAGTAGATACTCTATTTTGATATTGGTTATACATACTTACTTGTGATGATTCGCTATATCCTGTATTTCTAAGCCCACTGCTTGCTTCCTTCTCGGCATTTGCTCCATATCTATTAGATTCTTTTTGCCAATCGCTATATGAACCTTTTTGTTCTTTAATATAGTCTTTCTCTAATTTATCTTTTTGCTGATTTATTTCATCTATTGCAAGTTGTGTTTGCTCATTTTGCAATTCTTGTTGTTTATTAGAATAATCTTTTGCAGCATCTATTTGTTTTTGATAGAAATTATCTGATTCATTAATCATGTTATTATATTTATTATCAATTTCATTTATTTTATTTTCTTTTTCTGCTTCAACATTTTTAAATCTTTCATCTTCATAATTAACACTATAATTTGTAGCCATAAATTTAACCTCCTATCGTTTTATATAAGAACCAATAAATGCTTCTATCATTATTGATTCAAGTTTCATTTTCTTTGTAGAACTTATCCTTAATTGAATATCTTTAAATTTTTTCATTTTTATTCTTGGAACTATATAATCATTAACTTCTTCATATTCACTTATTAGTTGTTCTTCATTATCTTTGTTTGTTTTAACTAAAATCTTTATGTTTTTACCTTCTACTTCTACAATACAGCCCTTTTTATTAGTCGTTTTTTGATAATTTCCATAACTGAAAGTATCCTTTGGCGTTAGCCAATAACTGCTTACATCATTTGTTGTATTTGTTAATGAATAAATTCCGTCTTCACTACCTATATATAAAGTTCCATTTTTAACTGTCATATTAGTTATTTTTTTATTAAATTCCCAATAATACCAATCATATTCATAATTACCATTTAACTTTGTAATTGATCTTGAATCTGCTAGATAAATCTTATTATCTATTGCAACTAGTAAATATCCTTTCCATTCTTCTAAGATCATATCTTCATAATTTTTTTCACTTAATAATTTGTTATCAATAAATGAACTTCTATGTGATATAACTTGTTCAGTTGTAATATCGCTTGTTATTCCTTCCATTCCTCTATCAGAAAAGAATACAATATCATCATTAAAATTAATTCCAGTTGCTATACAACCAGTAGATATATTTGAATGTGAATTAGGATATATTTTTCCATATGTAGAATCTATTGTAGGGGTATGATAATAGATTGTAGTATTTGCTTGAGATGGCTTTTTAAATACCCACAAAGCATTATTTCCTGCAATCATACATTTTATTGGTGACAAGTCTAACCCTTCGTCATAATAGTCTAAATCACTTACATATGTAGGATCATTTAAACTTGAATGCCATAATACATTTGGATAGTTTATATTTCCACTAAAAAATACCCTATTATCAAATACAGTTAGTAGAGTACATTTTTTTATTTTATCCGCATATCCTGATACTTCTTTTATATATGTTATTTCTACATTGTCTTCTCCAACAGTGTCAGGACTTTCTGGAGCATTTGTAAATGTTACCATTCCTTTAGCCAAGTTTACTGTGTAATCAGTATTAGGTGTTCGGTCTATTCCATTTACTTTAACGTTCCCAACGCCTGTTATATTTTGTGCATCTAAATAATAATCTGTTGACTCTCCATCTGCACAAAAAGTATTTTTCCTATACTTTGATAGCATATTAACATCTTCATAAATAGTTCCTCCACCCTTTGGACTTCTACTTATTGAAGTTGTAGGTACATATCCGACTACTTCCTTTAATTCAGTTCCATCATATTGTAAATAATTGATTCCATCTTTTATATAAAGAATGTTATTGAAAACAAAGAAATTACTTTTAAAAGGTTTCATTCCTACAAATAATTGTGTTACAGTTCCATCTTCAATCTTGTATAGTTTTGTTCCTGAATGTACTATTTCTATTGTCTTATCATTTATTTCATAAAAAAAATGCCCAAAGATAGAATTATCAAAACCTTGATACAATTCTAAATCTGGGCGGGTTTCTATCATATTTGATGATTTATAGTTTTTAAAAAGATTTAGTGCATCAGCACAACGATTTAAAGATATTTCTCCTTCTCTGCAATCTATACCTTTAAAGTTACCATATCTTCTTGTTATTAATGATCCACTTGTTGACATTTTACCTCCTATATATTAATTCCACCTGTTATTTCAACACTGCCTGTTGCATATCTTGAATCAAGTGTTTGAATTAATTCTCTATATCTATTTGAATATATTTGTCCATATTGATTAGATACATCTGCTTTTAGTAAATCAGCTGCAATTCCTAATGGTGCAATCTCTAATGCGTCTAGTGATAATTCTAACTTGAAATCATCTGATGTTGTTTCATCAATAATAGTTGGATATTTGTAATATGTTATTAGTGCTTTTCCTGCTTCCATAAACTGAATATTTAATTCATTTACATCTTCATACTGAATATTTTTTATATTTTTTAATTGATAGAAGTTGTCTAGCTTACTTAAATCATATATTTGATTTTTTGTGACCTCTTCTTCTTTATATGTTGGAATTTTTTTATATCTTGCTAACTCAAATAAAATCTCATTTATTACAAATGGAAGTTTTGCTTCTATATCAGGATCATCTGTTTCAGAAAGCACTCCACTTTTTGATTCCTCTATTAAAGTTAAAACTTTTTTCTTTAATTCCTTTAATGTCATATTACCTCCCACTATTTTGGATTTATATCCGTATTATCTTCATATATTTTTTTTACTTCTTCTATTTCTTTCTCTAAATCTTTTAATTTATAGACTTCACGATTAGGAATTATATATCCATCTGATTCATTCCATATTAAAACCATATTTTCTTTTAATTCTTGCGTTAATATACTTTTTTCCTTACTTTTTATTCCGCCATATTCTGACTCTCTTGTTATAGTAGTTGTTAAAACTAAATTCTCTAATGTTTGATGTATTGTTTTGTCGTCTGTATATTCATCAAACTTTGTATCTTTTGTTATAGTCCTTCCATAATATTGTTTTAATGTTGGTCTTATCGTAAATAATTCGTTATTCATATTTCCTCCTATTTTTGGTTGCCTCGGCTGGATTCGAACCAGCAAAATGCAAGAGTCAAAGTCTTGTGCCTTA